ATTGATGGGGCACATAGTATGGCTGACGAACTAGGGCTACCTCGTTCCAAAGCTGTTACCACGGTCAAGCCAAGTGGAACTCTATCCAAGATTATGAGTACCACAGAGGGGGTGCACAAGCCATTAGGTAAGTACATCTTCAACAACATTCGTTTCAGTAAGCATGACCCACTTGTGGATATACTACGTGAAGCGGATTACCGTGTGTTCCCTGACCCCTACTCAGAGGACAGTGTACTAGCTACATTCCCAGTATCTTATGAGAACGTAGAGTTCACTGAGGTTGATGGTAAGCACGTCAACATTGAGTCGGCTGTAGATCAGCTAGATCGATATAAGATGATGCTAGAGAACTACGTTGACCACAACTGTTCTGTAACTATCAGCTACGACCCAAGCGAAAAGGATGCCATTGTTAGTTGGCTACTTAACAACTGGGATAATTATGTAGGTGTATCATTCATCTTCCGTAATGACCCAACCAAAACTGCAGAAGACTTAGGGTATCCTTATCTACCACAGGAAGTGGTTGATGAAGAAACCTTCAAGACCTATGCAGCACAACTTAAACCAATCAACCTAGACGCAGCTAACTCGTTAGATGAACTAGATGACGATGGCTGTGCGACAGGTGCTTGCCCAATCAGGTAACCAATGCGTAAGAAATCCACTTACAAACTAAAAGTGGAACACATAGAGGCTGCGTCCCACAAACGGGCGCAGTCACTTGTTCCAAAGAACCCAGCGCAAAAGAACTACATTGAATGTATATACCAATACCCACAGGTGTTCGTAACAGGACCAGCGGGTACTGGTAAGACATACATAGCTGCATCAATAGCTGCAGAACTGTATGCGAAACATCAGATACATAAGATTATTCTAACGCGACCTAACATACCTGCAGGTAAATCGTTAGGTTTCTTTGCGGGTACTATTGAAGACAAGATAGCACCGTGGGTTGTACCACTTACCGAAGTCTTAGAAGAGAAACTAGGTAAGAATAAATACGAACTAGCACACAAGCGTGGTGATATTGAAATTGTACCATTCGAGGTGATGCGAGGGCGTAGCTTTAACAATGCCTTTGTCATACTTGATGAAGGACAGAACCTAACACCTCACGAAATGAAAATGTTTCTGACCAGAATTGGTGAGGATAGTAAGGTGATAGTGAACGGGGATATATCTCAACACGACCTAAAGGGTGATAGTGGCCTACAGGTAGCTATCGACTTACTACACAAACACGACATTCCAGCGGCACACTGTAACTTTACACATGATGATGTTGTTCGCTCTGGGATATGTGCGGCGTGGACACGAGCTTTCGGATAGGTTGCACCATAGAGGATTTACATAATGTTTCCATTAGTAAACAAAGACCTACTAGAAGAACTGAACAAGCGTTTTCCCGCTAAATCACCTGATCGAAATGAGACACATAACGATCTGATGTGGCGTGGTGGTCAGCGTTCAGTCGTAGATTTTTTAAATACCATTTACGAAGAACAAGAAGCATCACGTCTAGGAGATTAATTGATGTGTTTTAAAACCCCTTCGGTGACTGTGGCAGCACCTGAAACAACTGCACCAGTTACCCCTGCCCCCGCCCCGCCCCCTGCCGCACCTAGTACAATGGGTGGAACTGCAGGTTCTGCAGCGGGTGTTAACCCAGTTATGTCCAACGTGTATGACCCTTCAAACCCAGAGTCTGGTGTTAATGAAGAGAAGGGTGCATCTAAAGCTAAGGCAATGGGTACATCACAACTGAAGATCGACTTGGACCCAGCCGCTAAGAACTTAGGCGCAAAAGGTTCTGGTCTACAGATCAGTAAATAAGAAAGTTTATAAATGAGTATGGGTACTGCAGAGGCGCGGTATCGACAACTTGAACATGGTCGGCAATCTTACTTAGATCGTGCACGTGACTGTTCAGAGCTAACTATTCCATCACTAATTCCACCAGATCGTCACAACGAAACAAGTGACTTATATACACCCTTTCAGGGTATTGGTGCACGTGGTGTGAATAACCTAGCATCTAAACTATCATTAGCATTGATGCCACCTAACGCCCCATTCTTCCGTTTCATGGTTGAGCCATACACCTTAAAGGAAATGGCACAAGACCCAGAGGCACGAACAAACGTCGAAAAACAACTTGGCGAATATGAACGTGCTGTGATGAACGAGATTGAATCAGGTGGCGACCGAGTTGCGGTACATGAAGCCCTTAAACACCTAATCGTAGGCGGTAACGTACTGCTACATGTAGGTGTCGATAAGGTCCGAGTGTTTCACTTGGATAGTTATGTCGTTAGCCGCGCACCAAACGGTGACGTTTTAGAAGTTGTAACAGTAGAACATGTTGCGCCAAACGCATTAGACAAAGAAACAGCTAGTGCCATCTCAGGTAAACTTGAAGGTGACGAAAAGACTGTAGAAGTCTACACACACGTAGAGCGAAAGAACGATTTCTTTACTGTCTATCAAGAAGTAAAAGGCGAGAAAATTCGTGGAAGTCGTGGTCGCTATAAAGCTGATGCTGTCCCATTCCTTCCTCTTCGATTCAGTCGAATTGATGGTGAGGATTATGGACGTGGCTTCGTCGAGGAACTACTAGGTGACTTACGTTCACTAGAAGGATTGTCACAGGCAATCGTTGAGGGTGCAGCCGCTGCAGCTAAAGTGCTGTTCATGGTTAACCCTAACGGAACCACACGTATGCGTACTATCGCGGAAGCAGATAATACAGCAATCATCGAAGGGAACCGTAACGATGTCTCAGTTCTTCAGATGGATAAGTTCAACGACTACCGTGTTGCTTACCAAGCTATGCAGGGAATTGAAGAGCGTCTATCACAGCAGTTCATGTTACAGTCTTCTGTTCAGCGCAATGCAGAGCGAGTCACAGCGGAAGAAATCAGATACCTAGCGGGAGAACTAGAAGACACCCTATCAGGTATCTATTCAATTCTATCACAAGAATTTCAGTTGCCTTACGTTAACCGTAAAATCGACGTGTTAACTAAAGCTAAGAAGCTACCAAAGTTACCAGATGATATTGTTAAACCAACCATCGTAACAGGCATGGAAGCTCTTGGTCGTGGACATGACCTACGCAAACTAGATTTGTTTGTACAAGGTATGGCCCAATCACTAGGCCCAGAAGTTCTACAACAATACGTTAACCTTCAAGACTACATCAAACGTAGAGCTACCGCTTTAGGTATCGATACCGAAGGTTTGATTAAGTCTGAGGAACAAATCGCACAGGAAATGCAACAGGCACAGATGGCCCAAATGGCTATGCAAGCTGGCCCTAACGCAATCCAAGAAGGTGTGAAAGCATTAGGAAATTCATATGTTGAAAGCCAAAGACAGCAAGGCGGTGAAGGGTAAGCCCAAACCATCGCCTGAAAAGAAGCCTCTAGCGGCACCAGCCGTGGTCAAGAGTACACCGAAAATTAAACGGGAAGACCACTAGGTATGGCAGAGAGCATCACAATCACCGAACCTGAAACTGGCCCAGAGGCTCCTGTTCAAGAAGCAGAGCAAACGGATAACCAATCGGAACGGCCTGAATGGTTGCCTGAGAAGTTTAATTCGCCAGAGGACTTAGCAAAGTCTTATCAAGAACTAGAGAAGAAATTATCTGCACCTAAAGAAGCAGAAGAGACAGCCGAGGAAGCAGAGGTGGAAACACCTGAAAACACCTCACCGTCCTTCGATAAGTTCGCAGATGAATTTGCTGAAGCTGGACAGCTTTCTGATGACAGTTTCACAGAACTTGAAAGTATGGGTTATCCACGTGATATGGTGGAAACATACATCAAGGGAATGCAGCAACAAGCTGCAGCTAACGTTGAAGAAGTATATCAAGCGGCTGGTGGGCCAGAGGGTTACCAAGAGTTAACTCAATGGGCCGCACAGAACATGACAGAACAAGAAGTCAATCTGTATAACCAAATGGTCGCTGGTGGTACTGAGAACGCAAAGATGGCAGTCGAGTGGTTGTCATCAAAGCGTGAAGGTGCAGAGGGTGTAGAGGCTAACCTAGTATCAGGTAAAGCATCGGCACCAGCACCTGACGAGTTCCGTTCAACTGCAGAGGTTGTGGCGGCAATGAAAGACCCACGTTACGGCAAGGACACAGCGTACACGAAAGACGTTGAGCAAAAGCTGGGACGTTCAAAGGTATTTTAAGGAAGATAATTATGCCTAAAGGAAAAGGAACCTACGGTAAAAAAGTAGGCCGACCCCCGAAGAAAAAATAATTTCTAACTGAATCTGGCGGGGCCACAGTGCCCCGTCAATTAAAGGAGCTATCATGGCTAAAAAGGGCTTGTATGCTAATATCCACGCTAAACGTGCACGTGGTGAGAAACCTCGTAAGGTAGGCTCAAAGGGCGCACC